TCCTCCGGGACGAGCTCGCGCACGGCTCGGATGATCTGAGATGAGGAGTTGTAGGCGTCGATGTCGATGGCTTTGTTGGTTATGAGAAGGTCGTCGATCCGATCCACGCCGTGATGCCGGCACCAGGCGGCAACGCGCTGGCGCAGGCCGTAGTGTCCTTCACCTGCGAGATAGACCACGACGCCAGCTTTGGTGCGCAGCCCACGCCACGGCTTGCCGGTGGCGATATGACAGGCAACGTCGAGCATCATCATGGTTTTCCCGCCGCCAGACTCGCCAAAGATCATCGAGATCGAGTTATCTGGAATCCAACCTTTTACCACCCACGGCAGCGGTGATGGCTGCCCGAGATAAGATGTCGCCCGCGTTAAATAATAGTCAGAGCTCTTGGCTCGTTCGGCTGCGATGATGGCTTCAGCGGCGTCTGAGCCTATCGCCACGCTCGCCGCCACGTCCGCCTCGGGCTCGTAGCGCGCGACGGAGCGGGCGATCTGGCTGACCTCGCTGGTGGGGAGCGGGATCTCGCAGCGCGTCTCGTTGATGACAGTGAGCGCCGCCAGGATTTCCGCCTCGGCCATGCCGAAGCTGCGCATGGCACCGCCCAGCGCGGTGAGGCCGCTGTTACGATTGCCCTGGATGAGGTTGCCGTTCGCCGCGGGAACGACGCTCTTACGCTGCGCCTGCATGGCATTGAGCCATCGGGTCTTGAGCGTCGCAGGCGCAACGCCGTCGAACGGGTCGGACGACGCTTCCCACTCGTAGGAGTTGCCGTTGATCTCGGACGGGAATGCTAGGAAATAGCGCCCGTCGCTCAGAAGATCGACGCCCTGCTCGAGCTTGCAGGAGCGCACGCCGTCGACGTAGGCGAAGAGCCAATGCTGTCCACCGCCTGCGGTGAGCTGGCAGGGACCGTCGTTGTCGTGATCGCCGTTTGCGTCTATCCAGTCACGCCAGCCGTCATTACCGCCATTGCGCGGGTCGATGTCGCAGACGATGAGTCCGGAGACGGCGCCCGCTGCGATGCCGACGTTGTAGTCGGGGTTCTCCTGCCACCAGCGTTTGATCTGCTCGGGGTCGGTTGTCGCATCGTTGACGCCATGCCGGGTTGCCGGCGTCTTGGCGTTGGGGAGCACGGGCAGAACATGCCAGCCCCACGAGGCGTATGCGAGCGCGGCATCAGCCTTCGTTGTCATTCGTTTCTGCCTTTAGGTCTCCCTTAGACTTGACCTCAAGCTCGTACTGCCGAGCCATCGGCGGCTCGTCGCCCCACGTATAAATCACCTGGGGCCAGATCCCCAAGACATCCGCGAGCCGCTTAACGCTGCCGAAGTATTTTATCGCCTCTTTCGTTTTCATCCGCTCTCCGTGTCGTTTTTGTTTGTCGCGACCTGTTGACATGGTAAGCGGAAAGGTTGTATTGTTCAACCCATGCGCGAACGGATTCACCGAAGGCGCATGTGGAGACAAACATGGCTATTCAATTAAAACGCTCATCCGCCATCGGGCGCTCTGGAGTCAAACTCCTGGTCTACGGCGCTGCGGGCGCAGGTAAAACGTCGCTCATCCCGACGCTGCCGAAGCCCATCGTTCTGTCAGCCGAGGGCGGTTTGCTCTCGATTGCTGACGCGGACGTGCCGTTCATCGAGATCAAGACCATCGCCGACCTGCACGAAGCCTACGACTGGCTTGTCGGCTCTGCCGAGGCGATGGAGTTCGAGTCGGTCGCGCTCGACAGCATCAGCGAGATTGCCGAGGTCGTCTTGAACGCCGAGAAGAAGGCAACAAAAGACCCGCGCCAGGCGTACGGAGCCATGCAGGAGCAGATGGCCGATCTGATCAGAGCCTTCCGCGACCTGCCGGGCAAGCATGTCTACATGAGCGCAAAGCTTGATAAGTCGCAAGACGAAATGGGGAAGATGCTCTACGCCCCGTCGATGCCGGGCAACAAAACCGGGCAGCAACTGCCGTACTTCTTCGACGAAGTGCTTGCGTTGCGCGTCGAGCGTGACGCCGACGGCAACGCGTACCGCGCGCTGCTTTGCGACGGCGATGGCTCGTGGCTGGCGAAGGATCGGTCTGGAAAGCTCGACCAATGGGAAGCGCCCGACCTTGGCGAAATCATCAAGAAGATCATGGGAGGCGCGTGATGGGCATGTTCGACAACTATTCGGTAGACGACCTCGCCGCCGACTGGCTGGAGGCCAAACAGACAGAGCGCGCGGCGGTGGAGCATCGTCGTGATGTCGAGGACGAGCTAATCCGCCGCCTCGAGATCGCATCCGACCTCGACGGCACCGAGCGTCGGGAGCTCGAGCGCCACGCTCTGAAGATCGTCGGGCGGATTGACCGCAAGGTCGACGCTGATATGGCGCAGGAGCTGGCTGCAGAGCACGGAATCGGGGAATACCTCTCAACCCTGTTCCGCTGGAAACCCGAGATCATTTTGCGCGCTTGGAGCGCAGCACCAGAGACCGTAACCAGCGCGCTTGCGCGCGCAATAACCGCGAAGCCGGGACGCCCGAGCTTCAGCATTGAGGAGAAGTGAGAATGGCAAGACTAGACATCGGATTTTCCGCGGATGAACTCCCGGAAAGCCGCGGTGATTATGAGCCGCTGCCGGAGGGCTGGTATTCGGCCGAGATCGGCGACGCTGAGATCCGCGTCACGAAGGACGGCACCGGTCAATACATCCGCTGCCGCTACAACATCACCGGCCCGACGAAAGCCGGGCGCGTCGTGTTTGGCAACCTCAACATCATGAACAAAAGTCAGAAGGCGGAGGAAATCGGACGCCAGCAGCTGGGCGAGCTAATGCGCTGCATCGGGCTCGGACGCATTGAGGATACGGACCAGCTTATCGGCTGCCCGCTTCAGATTAAGCTCTCCATCCGCCCCGCAGAGAACGGATACGCTGCGCAGAACGAGGTCCGAGGGTTCCGTGTTGCCGAAGGCGCGGCGCCTGCTAAGACGGCTCCTGCAGCGTCCTCATCCAAAGCCGCTCCGCCCTGGGCGAAGAAGTAAACGAGAGCCCGCGCCGTGCGCGTGGGCTTTTTACTGGAGAGCATCATGTCCAAGATTCCACCGCCTAAGAACACGCTCGCCGCGTTGATTGATGCGGCGCACGAGAGGCTGCGCGAGGACAACGACGAGCCCCGCGAGCACCTTGGCTGCTCGCTCGCGGGCCATCCCTGCGACCGCTGGTTGTGGCTGTCATTCCGCTGGGCGGTGCGGCAGAAGATCCCAGGCCGGACCCTGCGCATTTTCCGGCGCGGGCAAGACGAGGAGGCGACGTTCGTGCGCGACCTGCGCATGATCGGCGTCGATATCCACGAGACGGGCATCCGCCAGCGCCGTATCGGCTTCGGCTGGCACACCGGCGGCAGCATCGACGGGATCATCGAGGGCGGCGTACCAGGCGCCGAGCGCAAGCGGCATATTGCAGAGTTCAAGACGATGAACACGAAGAACTTCGCCAAGCTCGAGCGTGAAGGCGTCGAAAAAGCGCAGCCCACCCACTTCGTGCAGATGCAGCTCTACATGATGGCGACGGGCATCAACCGCGCGCTCTACGTGGTCGTGAATAAGGACGACGACAATCTTTACAGCGAGCGCGTGCGTTTTGATGCGACGGTGGCGGAGAAGTACCGCGACCGCATGATTCGCATCGCCCAAACGGAGCGGATGCCGCCGCCCGTTAGCACGGACCCAAGCTGGTTCCAGTGCAAGTTCTGCCCGGCGTACGAGTTCTGCCATGACTACCAGCTCACGAAGCAGACGAACTGCCGCACCTGCGCCCACGCCACGCCTCGAGAGAACGATTGGCATTGCGCTCGATGGGATGACGCCATCCCCGCCGAGGCGCAGCGCACCGGCTGCCGCTCTCACGTACTGCATCCCGACCTGGTGCCGTGGAAGATGAAGGAAACCGATAACGAATGGGAGGCGGTCTATCTGATCGACGGCACCGAAGTGCTTAACGGTCAGACCGGCTACAGCAGCGCCGAGATCATCGCAAATCCGCTGCTTTGCTCGACGAATGATCCGATGGTTACCAGGCTACGAGATGAATTTAACGGTGAAATTGTAGGCTAGGGGAACAACCATGAAATCTATCATTGCAGTTATCTTGATCGCGTTTTCACACTTTGCTCACGCCGAGACGTTCGCGGACACGACGAACAAAGGCGGCGGGAAGATCGCGATTTTGACCGACTGGTGCGTGTCGAATGCATCGCTCAAGCGCGCGTACTTCTACACGAAGGACGGCTACACCGAGGACGGCTGCTGGTATCTCGACGGCGATACCATCGTCGTCGAATGGACGAGCGAAGGGCGCAGACGCTATCCCGTCAAGATATTCAAGCTGCGTAACGGCTATCGGGATTTCCGCTGATGCAGTTGCGTGACTACCAACGCGCCGCCATCGATATGCTCTACGCCTGGTTCGAACGCAACGCATCGGGCAACCCCTGCGTCGTGATGCCAACCGGGTCGGGAAAAAGCATCGTCATTGCCGAGCTCTGCCGCGATGCGCTCCAGAAATGGCCCGAGACGCGCGTATTGATGCTGACGCACCAGAAGGAGCTGATCGAGCAGAAC